ACCGAATGGCCGCGCTTTTCTGTCACGGTCATGGTCCCCTCCACTAATTCATGTCCGCCAATCATATGTCATCCTGAAAGCTTAATTATTTATTTTTGTCCTTATATAAATTTAGTCACCAAGTTTTACCATTATTTAAAATGTGGGATCCACTTTTAAATGAATTTCCTGAAACTGTTCACGGATTCAGGTGTATGCTTGCTATAAAATACCTGCAGTTGGTAGAAAATACGTATTCCCCTGATTCGTTGGGATACGACCTAATACGTGATTTAATTTCCGTCGTCAGGGCCAAAAGCTATGTCCAAGCGTCCGGCAGATATGATCATTTCCGGGCCCGTCTCGAAGTATCGCCGACTTCTGAGCTCAATCAGCCCATACAGCAAGCGTGCTGCTGTCCGCATTGTCCGCGCCACAAAGGGAAAGGAATGGGCCAACAGGCCCATGAATCGGAAGCCCATGTTCTACAGGATGTACAGAGGTCCAGATGTTCCTAGAGGCTGTGAGGGTCCATGTAAGGTCCAGTCTTTTGAGTCAAGACACGATGTAGTTCATATAGGGAAGGTCATGTGTATTAGTGATGTGACTCGTGGTATGGGGCTGACCCATCGAGTGGGTAAGCGATTTTGCGTTAAGTCTGTATACGTTGTGGGTAAGATATGGATGGATGAGAATATCAAGACTAAGAATCACACGAATAGTGTGATGTTCTTCCTTGTACGTGATCGTCGTCCAAATGATAAACCACAAGATTTTGGAGAGGTGTTCAACATGTTTGACAATGAGCCTAGCACTGCAACTGTAAAGAATATGCATAGGGATCGTTATCAGGTTTTGAGGAAATGGCACGCAACTGTTACCGGTGGACAGTATGCTTCGAAGGAACAGGCATTAGTTAAGAAGTTCGTTAGGGTTAACAATTATGTTGTGTATAACCAGCAGGAAGCTGGGAAATATGAAAATCATTCTGAGAATGCTCTGATGTTGTACATGGCATGTACCCATGCCTCTAATCCTGTGTATGCTACTTTGAAGATACGGATCTACTTCTATGATTCAGTATCGAATTAATAAAGATTGAATTTTATTGAATACGACTGTTGTACATGTACAGTGTGTTGTAATACGTTCCATAATACATGTTCAACTGCTCTGATTACATTATTAATTCTAATTACAGCAAAATTATTTAATAACTTAAGCACCTGGGTTTTGAAGACCCTTAAGAAATGACCAGTCAGAGGCTGTGAAGTCGTCCAGATTCGGAAGGTTAGGGAACATTTGTGTATCTCCAAAGTTTTCCGCAGGTGGTGATTGAACTGTATCTGGACGGTGAGGATGTCGTGGTTTCTCAGAAAGGCCTGGTTGTGGTGCTCTGTTATCTTGAAAAACAGGGGATTTTGAATTTCCCAGATAAACACGCCATTCTCTGCTTGAGCTGCAGTGATGGGTTCCCCTGTGCGTGAATCCATAGCCGTGGCAGCGTAATGCGATGAAATATGAGCAGCCGCAGTCGAGGTCAACGCGACGACGCCTGGTCCCCTTCTTGGCCAGCCTGTGCTGCACTTTGATTGGAACCTGAGTAGAGTGGGCCTTGGAGGGTGATGAAGGTCGCATTCTTTAAAGCCCAATTCTTTAGTGCGGAATGTTTCTCTTCATCCAAGAACTCTTTATAGCTTGAATTGGGTCCTGGATTGCAGAGGAAGATAGCGGGAATTCCACCTTTAATTTGAACTGGCTTTCCGTATTTTGTATTTGATTGCCAGTCCCTTTGGGCCCCCATGAATTCTTTAAAGTGCTTTAGATAATGCGGATCAACGTCATCAATGACGTTATACCATGCATCATTGCTGTACACCTTAGGGCTAAGGTCTAGGTGACCACATAGGTAGTTATGTGGACCCAATGACCTAGCCCACATTGTTTTCCCCGTTCTACTGTCACCCTCAATCACTATACTTATGGGCCTTATAGGCCGCGCAGCGGCACTAACGACGTTGTCGGCAGCCCACTCCTCAAGTTCTTCTGGAACTTGATCAAATGAAGAAGAAGAAAAAGGAGAAACATAAACCTCCATTGGAGGTGTAAAAATCCTATCTAAATTACATTTTAAATTATGGTATTGAAAAATAAAATCTTTGGGGAGTTTTTCCCTTAATACTTTGAGAGCTGCTTCCGCTGAACCTGCATTGAGCGCCTCTGCTGCAGCATCATTAGTTGTCTGTTGACCTCCTCGAGCAGATCGTCCATCGATCTGAAACTGACCCCAGTCGATGTAATCACCGTCCTTCTCGACGTAGACCTTGACATCTGAGCTGGACTTAGCTCCCTGAATGTTTGGGTGGAAATGTGCTGATGTAGTTGGGGAAACCACATCGAAATGTCTGTTGTTTCTGCACTGGGATTTTCCTTTGAATTGGATGAGGGCATGGATATGCAGAGACCCATCTTGGTGAAGCTCTCTGCACACTCTGATAAATAATTTATCAGACGGGCAAGAAATATTTTTAAGGAGTTCGAGCATTTGCTCTTTGGGTATTGGGCATTTTGGATAAGTAAGGAAGATGTTTTTTGCTTTAACTTGGAACTGATGTGTCCGAGGCATATTGACTTGGTCAATCGGTGTCTCTCAACTTAATCTATGAATCGGTGTGATTGGTGTCCTATATATATGGAGCTCCCAAATGGCATTATTGTAATTTGGGGAAATAATCAAAATCCTCACGCTCCAAAAAGCGGCCATCCGTATAATATT